CCAAGCTCTCCTCACTTGACTAGAAACATCCTTTACGCTTTATTATAAGCTCTACTATTCAATTAGCCCGACATCAAATACTTACACCCCGCTACACACGCACAATGATTTCGTTATATCAAATCGTTCTTCTTAAGATTCTTTTTAAGTTTCATAGAAAACGCCTTCGAAACGAAACAACACGTTCACTGATCTACCCGATCCGTAACATCCTCTTTGAATGGGAATACCGCCGCTCCATCCCTCGCAGCTCCCCACTCATTCCGTTCGACTACTCAAAGTCCATTCTCGCCAGAATTGATCTAATCACCTGCAAACATATTTCATACCACCTCGACGAACATATTGAACTTAACCAAATGGCTTACGCTTCACGCGATGAACCATACGATTTATTCACTCCTCTCGAAGATGATGAACTCCCAGATGATAGAATCCCTGCCTCAGGAATTAAACACGCTGGAAATAGATATCACTCCATTCCCTCCGCTTCCTACAACATTGGCAACAAACAGATTCCAATTCATAACGACCCCGGATTTATTGAAACTCCAGACGCACGTTCAAATATTATTTTTGAAGAATCACTCGATCTTTCAGGCTCTCCCCCTCATCCCGAGATCCTTAAAATCATTCATGAATGGTTCCCTGAATATGAACAATATCTTGATGAATACTGCCGCCCACCCTCATATGGACCACAAGCATTCCTTGATTTCAATCGTCTCACACCGAACCCCCCCCCCCCGACTCCCGAACGTCATGAACAGATAATGACAGTTATCCGCAACAAATTTGCGATTAAGCCTTACCGCCCACTACACTTTGTAGACGCACTTGCCGCTGAAACTCCACTTAACACCTCTGCTTCATATTACTCAAAATTTAACCCCAAATCCAGAGTATACGCTCGCTATTCAGCTCCCTCTCGCTATAAAGATAAACCTACCACAAAAGGTTACTCTTTTAACGTTATGATGAATGAATTTAGAACCGAGTATCATCACATCAAATACGATGGAATCCCCTTTCCCACCGGAAACTATGATTCTGAAATCGAACTTGATTTACTCACCACCTGGCTCGATAAACATCCTTCCCAGCTCTTTATTCGCTCACAAATTTCTAAACGCGATCCTTCCGATCCGAAGAAAATACGCCCAGTCTACTCCGTAGATGATCGTTTTCTCCATCTTGAGAAAACACTTGTCACCCCTGCTCTCGCCCAACTTCGCAACCCCGAATGTTGTGTTGCACACGGACTTGAAACCTTTCGAGGTTCAATGACCCTACTTGACAGAATCGCGCATTTCTTCCTTTCATACATATCCCTCGACTGGTCACAATATGATCAACGACTTCCCTTCTATGTAATAATCGCCTTTTTCCTTGATTACCTCCCCTCCCTTCTAATCGTATCTCATGGATACTTCCCCTCACGTGGATATTCTGACACGAAACAAGACATACACATTTTCGCCCGTAAAATATTTAACGTTGTAATTTTCTTACTCGTTTTTTATCTATCAATGCGTTTCCTCTCCTTTGACGGATTCGCCTACATTCGCGAACACGGTGGCGTCCCCTCCGGCCTCCTGAACACTCAGTTCCTTGGATCCTTCGGAAATCTATACGTTACTGTTGATTGTCAACTAGAATTCGGCTTCACACCCGAAGAGTGTATTCAAATGCTATACTGCATTCTTGGAGATGATAACCTCATCTTTCTCTCTGAGAATATAGAACGAACTTTACAATTCGTCGCTTTTCTTGATAAATACGCAGCCTCCCGGCATGGTATGGTTCTCTCCATACTTAAAAGTGTTATCACTAATCTCCGCACGAAGATATCGTTCCTTAGCTATGAAAATGAATATGGCATGCCTTCACGCCCCGTTGGCAAACTCGTCGCCCAACTCGCCTTCCCAGAACGGCCCATCCCTCCCAACAAGGAATGGATTCACGCCGCCCGCGCACTTGGCCTTGACTACGCATCATGCGGAAAATATCCCATGTTCTCCCTCCTCTGCAAAATGGTTTACACCCGTTTTCGCCCCGCTGAACCCGTCTCCACGCATCACATACAAAAGATCTTCAAGAAATGGAAGTACCAGTTACCAAACTTCGACATCGAAGAAGTGACTTATTCCTTTCCTGACTTTCCAACCATCGAACACGTTCGCCAGAACGTTTCTGACTATCATGGTTTCTCACACGAAACTGATAAATGGAATTTCGACCTTTTTGACGCGCCCCCTTCTGACAACCTCCCGACTTATATAACTCTGAAAGACTACATACTGACTAATCCAGAAATGTCCCACACCGTTAACGAATTTTGGCATG